TGGCCGGCAGACATCCACGAGGAAGGGCTCGGGTCCGGCCAGGGCATCGCCGAACTGTTCAAGGAACCGAAGAACCCCGAGGACAGGATCAGCCGGGCGATCTTCATGGTGCCCGAGATCGACCACCTGGCAGCGCTGGACGCCGGTCAAGGGAACAACACCCGCGCCACTATCAAGGCCGCGATCATGGGCGAACGGCTCGGCAGCAAGGGAGCTTCGGCTCCGACGTCGCGCATGGTCGCCCCGCACACCTACCGCATGTGCCTGTCGGTGGCTGGCCAGTTCGGACACTGCGGAGTCATCCTCGACGACGCGACAGGCGGCACCCCACAACGCACCTTGTGGTTCCCCTCGACGGATCCGACGATGCCGGCCGATCGACCCGCCGACCCGGAGCCGCTGAACACGAACCTGCCACGGTGGGCGCGTGCATCAGACGAGCCCGTCGAAATCCAGTACGGCCCGGAAGAGATCGCGGAGACGGTCGTCGCGGCACACCTGGCGCGACAGCGCGGCGAAGGCGATGCGCTGGACGGTCACTGGATGTTGACGCGACTGAAGGTCGCTGCGGTCCTGGCGATCCTGCGTCACGGCATGGTGGTCTCCGAACTGGATTGGGATCTGTCGGCCGTCGTGATGGCCAAGTCCGACGAGACCCGAACCAAGGTGATCGAACACGCCAAACAGGCTGCGCGAGCAAAGCTCCGCGACCGAGCGATGAGCAGGGCTGCCGGAGAGCAGTTCATCTCGGATCACAAGCTCCAGCGGGCCAAGCAGGCGATCCTGCGGTGGCTCGAGCGAGACGGTCAACTTGCTCGCCACGACCTCCGTCGGAAGTTGAAAGCGGACCTGCGCGATCACTTCGACCCGGCCATAGCCGAGTTAGCTGCTGAAGGTGAGATTGCCGAAGCCTCGGTCAAGAACGGAGTTGGGTACGGTTTGAGCGGCCAAGGTACACGGGTACCCGAGGTACACCCCACAAAGCAGCAGGTCAGTGACCGTGTACCCGAAGTACACGGTGTACCCGATGCCACGGTCACCGAGTTGAATTCCCGCAGGTCGCAGGACGAAGAAGGCGGCAAGAAGCCGTTCCGACAGATACTCGACGACCACATCGCAGAGCGTCTCGCGGCCGGCGAAACCACCACCACAACGTTTGCTATGTACGCACTCGCCGAAGCCGCTGGAGTGACCAACGGAGTCGTCCTCCAAGCCATCGAGAAGCGCACCGACATGATCCGCATCAGCCACGACGGCAGTGGCTATGTCTACTCTATCGACGGCACCGGAACCCCGTGGCAGTCGTTCCCTGAATGGGCCAAGGCATACATTCTGGACCTTCCGGCAAACACCGAATTCGTCGACAAGGACGCCTTCAACCGGGCCGCTGAAGCCGCCAAATACAACACCAAGACGTCCAGTCGGACCGTGCTGGCTACCGGGCTCGTCACCTCCGAACCCGACCCCGACGACGGCCGCGTAACCCGCTGGCGGATCAACCAGGCCGCCATCGACTGCGAGGCAAGCGCGTGACCGCAGTGCGTGCGGGTCTGGGGATGTCCGGTGACCGCGCAGCCTAATTCGGGGCGCCTGGACGGGCTCGTGGTGGCCGGAACGGCGGTGATCTTGACGGGCGGGGCGGCGCGGGCAGCGCTTCAAGCTGCATTGATTGCCATTCGGGCGCGTCGCGCTAACGGACTGCCGGACTCTGAGATGTATCGGGAGTTGGCGCGGGCTCTGGCGCAGGTGGAGTCCGCAAACGGACATTCGGACATTCGCGAACGTGTTGTGGTGGAGCATCTTTCAGTAGGTCCGACGGTTCCACTCGTCGAAGCGGCTGCGCGTCTTGGTCTTTCGGACCGCCAGTTGCGGCGGTTAGCACCGCGGCTCGGCGGCAAGAAGATCGGCGGCACGTGGCTCGTAGACGAGCAGGCACTTGAAGAGGCGATTGAGGGAAGGAAGCAACCGACATGGTGGCGCGACTGAAGCTAAGACCCACTGAGGCCCCGATAAGTAGGCGCGACGTCGTGCACGTCCTGGCGGCCCTCGACGACGACGAATTCCGTGAGCTGGTGGACGAGGCGCGTGGGCCATCGGTGATCCCGGCAGAAAGGGCCGCTCGTGGCGAGAAGTGAGCTTACGGAACGGCTCTCCGTCCCCGGGCTGGTCGAACTGCGTGCCGGCGCCGGTGCGCGCACGATCGGCGGCTATGCCGCGAAGTTCAACCGAATGAGCCAGAACCTCGGCGGTTTCGTCGAGCGGATCGATCCGGCGTTCTTCAACAAGAGCCGCGGCGACGGTTGGCCGGACGTGATCGCCCGCTACAACCATGACGACAACATGGTGCTGGGCACCTCCAAGGCCCGCACCCTTCGGCTCAGTGTGGACGGCACCGGCTTGATGTACGAAGCGGATTTGCCGGCGTCCCGCACCGATGTGTACGAACTCGTGCAGCGCGGCGACGTGAACAAGTCCTCGTTCGCGTTCTACACGCTGGAAGATGACTGGGGCGTAACGGATCAGGGCTTCCCTCTGCGAACCCTTCTGTCGGGCAGGCTGATTGACGTGGCGCCGGTCAACACCCCGGCATATCTGGATACGTCGACGGGACTGCGGTCGTTGGCCACCAAGTTCGACGCGTCGCTCGAAGAGGTGCAGAAACTCGCCGGTCGCAACGAGCTGCGGCGCCTGATCACCCGTAGCGACAAGGCACCACCCGAGCGGCGCCGGTCTGCTCGGCACGCACTCGCGATGGCCGCTGCCGCGTCAACCGAACCCGGCCTGCGCTCGTACAACGCACGGCGCGCGCTGACCGAAGCGATGGAGGCGCAATGAGTGAACAACACCGGCCGGATATACCGGCCTTGGACAGGTTCGACGCCGAGGTGCGCCGGGCGGCGCTGCTGCTACTGGCGTCGGCTTCGGACGGAGAACATGCCGACCTCACCTCCGGCGTCGACCGGTTCCTCGAGCGACCCGATATCCGTGCCAGCCTTGGCTTCCTGGCGCGCTTGAGCTTCGCAGCCTTGAGCCAAGGTTGCGGGTCGTCGGCCGCCGCGCGGTCATTCATTCGCGACGAAATCGATGTGGCGGATTTCGCCATCACGATGCCCGACACGCCGGACCTGGAAGACCCCGCGCTCTCGTTCCCTGACATTGTGGGGCGAGCATGAAGGTACGAATGCTCCGGCGCCCCGTCGGGTACGTCTCCTTGGAAGGCCGGACACTGACCGCCTGGCCACCGGTCGGTCAGGTCGTCGACTTGCCGGACGAGATCGCCGAAGACCTCATTAAGGGCGGCAACGCCGAGAAGGCTCACGGGTCTGGCCGTGCGTGGCGGTGGCCTTGGCAGAGACCGCAGCCTGAGCCCGTTGCGGATGTGCCCGTGCGTATCACGGTGCGGCCGGTCGGTTACGTCAGTATCGGCGGCAGCCCCCTCGCAGCATGGCCCCCAGTCGGCACGGTGGTCGAGCTGCCGGCTGGGGTGGCCGAAGACCTCATCGGCGGCGGGTTCGCCGAAGCGGCAACAGCTGCAGTTGATTCGAAGATCGGAGGCTGATCATGGACCCGATCATTCTGAGGATTGAGCCGGAGCTTGATGAGCGTGCCGCCACGTCCACGATGGCTCGGGCCCAGCGCGTCTATGAGCAGGGCGCGCGGGACATTTCGAAGGTGATGCGCCAGCAGATGAACCAAGGGACCGAGGCTGCGGGCAAGGGTTTCGATGAGTTGGAAACCAAGGCGCGCAAGGCGTATCTGGGTATGCAGGACGCCTCGGAGAAGGTTGCGGCGGCTGAGCGTAAGCATCAGGCCGCTGTCGAGAAGGGCGCGGCGAACGCTGAGTCGTTAGGTCGCAAGGTTGAACGTGCCCGACTGGCTGAGATAGAGGCGATCGAGAAGGCCACCGCCGCGTACAAGGAGTACGGTAGCGCCGCGAACCAGGCCGGCAACAGTGCGGTCAGTGGTTTCCGGGGCGCGATGGCCGGAATGCGTAGTGCCGGTGGTGAAGCCGCGAGTGGATTCATGGATGGGTTCGCCGGATCGGCCGCGCTCGCCCGCCTGGGTGCCGCTGGCGGACCTATCGGCGCTGCCATCGCGGGCGTCGCGGCGCTGGGTTTCGCTGCGGGAAAGGTGCTGTCAGACAACATTGCTGCCGGTATGGAGCAGTTGCGTATGCGTGATCTGTTCCAGGCGCGTCTGGGTATTGATGCGCCAACGATGGAGAAGGTCGGCACCGCTGCGGGTAACGCGTGGACGAAGGGCTTCGGCGGTTCGGTCGAGGAAAATCTGAAGACCATCTCTGCGGGTATCAGTGCGGGGCTGATTGGTCCGAAGACTTCGGATGCCGATTTAGCGAAGTTCGCCGAGCGGATGGACACGACGAGCAAAATCACGGGCCAGGACCCGACGGAGATTGCGGCCAAGTCCCGCAACATCGTTCGCAACGGGCTGGCTGGTAGTTACACCGAAGTGCTGGACCTGTTGAACTCCGAGGTTGGCAAGCAGCTCGACATCACCGGCGACTTGCTGGACACCCTGGAGGAGTACGCCACCGACTGGCACAAAGTCGGGTTGTCGGCTGTCGACGCAACTGGCCTGATGAAGCAGATGTACGACGCCGGTATCCGGAACACCGACGTCGCAGCTGATTCCATCCGAGAGCTCATGACCAACGCCTCCGACGGATCGAAGTTGACCGGTCAGGCATTCACTGCAATGGGTTTCGACGCCGCGGACATGAACCGGCGCTTCGCCGAGGGTGGAGCTACCGCGCGTGATGCGCTCGGCGCGGTGCTGACCGCAATGCGGGACCTCAAGGATCCGGTCGACAAGAACAACGTCGGATTGGCCCTGTTCAAAACCAAGTGGGAAGAAAACAAGACCGCCATCGACAAGCTGGACCTGAAGAAGGTCGCAGCGGATATGGGCCAGGTTGCCGGCGCCACCGATGGGGCGACGCCGAAGATCAACGAGCAAGCGGACTCGTGGGGCAATCTGGGCCGCGCAATTGACAACGCCGAGGGCAGCTTTCAACGCTGGCTGGCCAACACGGGGCCAGGCAACTGGGTCATGCACACGTTGCCTGACGCGCTGAGCCGGATTTTCGAGCCTGAGCCACCGGCGTATGTGCCGCCTCCTCCGTCGAGTCCTGCTCAGCAGGGCCAGGATTTGGCGAGCTTGATGGGCGATGCCCCGGTCCAAGGTCCCGGGCTGTCGAACAACGTCGGCGTCGGTCCACGCCCAACCCCTCCTGCACCGGGGGACATCCCGGGCATGTTGGGCACGTTCCTGACGCCGAACCCGAACCTGCCAGTTCCGCCGCCCGGTGTTCAGCATGGCCCGCAGTCGCATATGCCGACCGCCACCGATGACGCCGCCGGTTCGAAGAGCCTGCCGCCGGCCCCGGTACTGGCGCTGCAGTATTCCAACACTGCGGGTCTGCCGTCTGGTATCGCGAACGCGCAACAGAGCCTGGATGAACGGAAGCATGACGTCGCGGAGAAGGAGGCGCGGCTGCACCAGTTGGAGCAGACCAACATTGCGACCGCCGACGATATCCAGAAGGCCAAGAACGACCTGACCAAGGCCCAACAGGACCAGATGAAGGCCGAACAGTCGCTCACTGACGCCCGGATCAACGCCACCAAACAGGCCAACAAACAGCTCTCCGGGTTATCGTCTGATCTGAATGACCTTGGCTCGCAGCTTGATAGGGATTTCGGTCTCAGCAAGGGCTTGGGCGGGGTCATCGAGAACGCGGTCAAAGCGCTCGGTAATGCTCTGGCCGCTCCGCTGCTGCAGGCGCTGGGCTTTGTGGCCAAGGCCAACCCGAACGAGGGCTCCGGTCTGGTCGGAGTGTTGGCCGCCAATGGGATGTTCGGGCAGCAGTACACGCCCGGTGCCATCGCCGCATCGCAGGCTCAAACACAGGGTGTGCCGCCCGGATACACGGCCACGCAAGGGATTCCCGGCAGCTCATCCTTCGTCCCGCCCGGCATGGCTCAGCCTGGCGAATCCGCTCGCGATTTCGCCCACCGGGTGATGATGCCCTACTGGCAGAACCAGGGCCTCAAGGTCGGGGATCACCAGGCGGATCAGTTCGGCGAGCATCAGAATGGCGCGCTGGACATCATGGTCCCGAACCTGACTGCCGGCAATCAGGTTCTCTCCCAAGTGCTTCGAGACCCGAACGTCTACGGCGCGATCTTCAACAACCAGACTTACGGCTACGGCCACGGCCTGACGCCGCAGGACTACACCGCGGGGCACACGGGCAATCCGACGCAGGATCACCAGGACCACGTCCACGCCTGGTACAAGCCCGGTGGGGCCGGCAACATCGTGCCCGGTTCACAGCCGGCCGCTCCCGTGGGTATTCCAGGGCCGGAAACCATTCCGGGGACCGGCGGCGCCCCGTTGCATCCGGGCATCGGCCCAGGGAATGCGCTTCCCGGCGTCTCGCCGCTCGGTCCGGTCTCACCCGCGGTCGGCGGCGGTGTCCCATACCCGTCCACGGGCGGCAACAGCGGCAACATCGTCGGCGGGCTGCCCATGGACGGGCTGATGGCTGCAGCTGGCGCCGCAGACCTGATGATGCCCGGTGCTGGTGCCGCGGCGAAGATCGGTATTCAGGTCGCGAACCGGACCATTGGCTACGCGGCGCAGAACGCGGGCATCCTGGCGTCGGGTATCGGTGAGTTCTTCTCGGTCGGTGACAACCCGAAGGGCAGTCTGGGCGCTGGCTGGTTGGGCAAGCTGGCTGGCGGTATCGCTGGTGCTGCGCCTGCGCTGCCGAACTTGGCGGGCGGGAAGAAGCCGCCTGGGCCGATGGACCAAGCCGGCGGCCAGCAGGGCACCACCACCAACAACAACGGTGACACGAACATCACGGTGCAGGCGCGTGAGGGTGCGAGTGGTCAGGAGCATGGCGAACAAGTAGCGGCGGAGATGTACCGAGCGCACGACCCGTCAGGACGTCAGGGATGACCGCGCCCAGCGCCAACTGCCAGGTCTGCAACCTCTACACCAGTGGCCACACCGACCAGGCAGCAGTGATCGAAGCCGTCCGGCACCGGCGCCTACTCCTAGCTGCGATGGCCGAGTCAGCCGACGTCGTCACCGAAATCCGCAACGAAATCGGCGACTGCCTCCGATGCGCGTTGAGCCTCGCTCGAAGCTACCTCGTCATCAACGCGGGCATGACCGTAGCCGTATTTGGCGGCGACAGAGAGCTCGCGATCGCCGGCACGCAACAAGCGCTCCTCGACTACCTCGACGAGCAAGAGCGGCCCCAGGCCTGAGCCATGGCTGCACCGCGCACCACGGCCCAACGCATCCGCTCAACGAGGGCATGGCAACGACTAGCCAAACAAGTCTGCGCCGAAGAACCAATCTGCTGGCTACGACTCGACGGCTGCACCATCCGATCAACCACCGGTGACCACATCATCACCGCATCAGCACGACCAGACCTCGCCCTCGTCCGCTCCAACGTCCGAGGCGCCTGCCGGCACTGCAACAACAAACGCGGACACCTACCAGCCGACGTCGCCCGTGAGATGTACGGCAACGCAACAACGCCAACCGAGAAGCCCCGAGCGCTCGGCATCTTCGACACATAACCGCAGGTCAGAGCCCTGCTCGACAAAACCGCAGGTCAGAGGCCCATTTTTTGAGCGCATCGGCCCAGGTGAGACCGCCAATCTCGCTCTTATCTCCCCGACGAGCTGAAACAAACGAGGAAGGACCGAGATGACCGCTCAACGTGTCCCAGAGCCGCCGCAGGGCACCGGCCCCAGTGGCCGGGCCTTGTGGCGTGACGTGCTCGGCAAGTACGAGCTGGAGGAGCACGAGCAGGCCCTGCTGCGGGAGGCGGTGCGCAGTGTTGACCAGCTCGACGAACTGCACGCCATCGTCAAGCGCGAAGGCGCCATCGTGGACGGCCCGGGCGGTAGCCCGCGGATGCACCCGGCCGCGGTAGAGGCCCGCCAACTACGCATCGCCCTGGCGCGCGTCATCGCGGCGCTGCGGCTGCCGGCGGACGACGACGGCAGCGGAGCCCTGCATCGACCTCAACGTCGTGTTGGTGTCCGCGGCATCTACAGCGTGAAGAAAGGTTCGTGATGAAACGACGAGAACCACCCGCGCCTGCGAGTGGGTACCTGCTCGACGGCAAGACCTACCCGACTGAAGCCGAATATCTTGCAGCCAAGGCGAAGCGGGACGAGCGCCGACAGCGGCTGCTCGCCATCGCGGACCGGGGCGAGCACTATGCGTAGGCGTACCGACGACACCGAGCAATTGCCCGCCGAGCTGGTCATGTTCGACGGTTACCAGTACCGCACCGAGACGGCGTGGCGGGCTGCGTTTGACGAGTTCGCCGAGCGGCGGCAGAAGTGGGCCAAGGATCATGGCCTGCAGGAACACGACCTGCCGCGCTGGGAGATCGACGGTAACTGCCCGTTTGATCCGACGTTGATCTGACCCCGTTTGTTTCAGGTCCACGCGCGCCGCGAGAGGAACATTGGCGGTCGCACCAGGGCTTTTGGGCTCAAAAACTGAGGCTGTCGGTGGCCTCGTGCGAGAGTTCCGGTCAGAGGTGCCCGAGCTTGGTGGCTCCTTGCTCGGCCCCTCGTCTCCGGCGCGGCACCAGTCACTTTCCCGCGGCCCTGGCGGCAGCGTTGATGCACTGGCCGAGTAGTTCCCAGTCGGCGCTAGAGAAGAAATCTGGGACGAGGTTGCGGCCGTCGGTGAACAGGCTGTGTTTGCGCGCATCTTTTGTCAGGGCGTAGATCGTCCCATTGGTGTAGAGCCAGGCGTCGTGGCTGGACTCCCTCTGACCGGTGGCCGTGTAGATGTTGCCGGCGATGTAGGTGCCCGCGCGTGGGGCGCTCAGTGCG